ACTCCCTCTTCAAGCTCGGGTATGTCTACAAAGGCTGCAAAGGTCTTTTCCATAGTAACACTATTTATAATATTTTGATTAGTGTCGAAAGGTGCGTTACTATCATTTCAGCAAATACTTTAAGTTTTTCTTCCTTAATATCTGCTTTTATTGCCTCTACATCTGTAAAATCTTCAACGAGTTCTTTATACTCATCTGGGGACAACATTCCTTCATCTACTAAATGATTTAACTCTTTTAACTTTTGTTCATAGTGTTCTAAGAGTTTCCCCTGTGTTAGTTCTGACATTATTTTCTCCTACTACCACTCAATTCAAGAGCGCGGTCTGTTACTTCATTTATATTTCGCCATTTCAAATTGCAGTAAGCATCGGATGGCGATTCCCTTTCATGCAATTCACCAACCAAGTCATAGATTTGGTGGTAAATTTCAGCATTATTTCCATTTAATGTATGTTCCGCGTATTTAGATAGAAATGCAGACTTCTCATGCGCCTCGTGAATGTCTTCTTTTGAACAATCAGTAGATTCTGATATCAAATTTAAACGAACCAATTCACTAAACTCTGTACTGTCAAATTTATCTGGTAATCCACCAGTTATAGCACTACATCCCATAACAAATAATACCATAATAGATGGTAACCACATATACATAAAATTCCTCATTAGATTTCCTCTAATTTACTCATTAATCTTTCTGCTCTATTGGTAACTTGGTCATACCATTTAGAGTCGCGTCCCTCGACAGCAGCTTGTTTCCAATCTTGTTTTTCTAATGCCTTATGCATATTTTTAAACTTCATAAGTCTCGGCAATCCCATGTTAAATATCATATTGATATTGATATTTTGGACTTCTTCGGGCCACTCACAAAATCCAGACCAGCCGTATAAATTAACGGCGTCTCGGCAGGCAATTCCGATATCTTGTCTAAAGAGTTCGATAACTCTTTCTTCTGAGACTTCATCTCCGACTTCGTATTCTGATTCCTCGTCCTCTTCTTTAATGAGATGGCCGATTCCACAGGTGGGATACCCAAGGTGGTCAAGATAGACTTCATATTTTACTCCTTCATCCTCTTTTAGTTGTTCAAGAAGTTCTTCTCTATCTGCTACTTCTTCATAATATTCATCTGGTAAATCAGTTGGGTCAGAAATGCCTGGCCCGTTTTCTTTGAATCCGTACACACCCCATTTACCATCATGCGGTGCCTCTGTTTCATCGAATTCTAATCCTGTTGTGGGAAGTAATCCCTCTAAATGTTTAGACATGTTTTATCCTCTTAAAAATTGTGAAAAAGTGTGATGTGTATTTTCTTTTAACTCCATTCCCTTTTTCACATCTTTGAATAAAGCTTGAGACCCACTATAACCAGCAGGCAACCCTCTTTTGAATGAGTTAAAATCGTTATTTTTTGCAAATAGTCTCATTTTACTAGCACTTATACCTGTTACGCCTTCCGCGTCTGGGTCTCTTTGTCCAGCAGATATTACATCTATTTGGTCAAACTTGAAATCTTTTCCGTTGTATCTATCCAGTATTCTCTGGAACTCTTGAACCCTATCTGAACCAGCAACCATAATAACCTTGTCGTACTTCCCTGTAATCAATCCTAGTTGTTTTATAAAGTTTGGATTAACTCTATCAGATGCTTTAAATTTAGTTTGCGGAAACATCTTTTTAAGATGGGCAACTTTTTTCTGTGGGGTCAATGGATTCTTATGTTTATCTTGACTATGACTAACTACAATAAGATGGTCTGCCCTTTCTCTTTGAGCAAGTTGTTTTACCTTCTGGACAAGTTTTCCATGCCCAGCTGTGGGTGGATTCATCCTACCAAATGCATATACTAATGTTTTCATCTATCCCACGCCTTAATTGCTGTAAAGTTATTATAACTGAATTCCATTCTATCTACTAGTTTAACAGCGTTACCCGAAACTCTATCTATGGCAACATATCCCTCTGGATTTGTAACCTTGAATCCCTGTTTGGTTCTAACAAAAGTATCCATTAACTGTTTTACTCTATTTAATTTACCAACAATTATCATCTTCGCCTCTACCATAGAGTTCTGGAAATTGATAACATTGGTAAGAAGAGCAGTATACTGACTTAGTTCTCTTAGGGTTTCTGTTTTTCTTTTCTCTAGTTGACTCTTAGATTTCTCTGTCTTTAACTTATTTATCTCCGAATCAAATTTGTCTTCTACCCATTTCGCGTATCCAGAAACATGTCCAGATACATTAGATATCTTCGCACCCACTTTTACTTTTGAATTATTGTAGGTTTTGATATTGGCGCCAACCATTTTACCAGTAAACCCATTTTGGAATTTTAAGAATCTGCCTAATTGTGCTGAATTTATTTGTTTGAATATTCTACCACATTGCGATAGTTTTGTAGTCACGGCAGCTGTTTCTGTTTTTGTAAATGTAGAAGTACCACTAGTATCTCTATAACTAGCATCGTCCATCCATACATTTTTTGACTTTCTGAGACCACTAATGTTTACACCAAATGATGCCTTCATACTTTCCAATGTGTTACCTGTATATGAAGTATGCCATACCACACCGATTTTAGCCGCTTTAATTTTCTGTTCCAGTTCTGACATTTTGGGAACAGCATAGACTATGGTATTTGGTTGGAATGTGGTGAATCTTTCACCATTAATGGTCTCGGATTCAAGTGAACCAGAAGTGAACATTAAGTCACCCTGTAATACACCCTTGATTCCGAGTTTGCTGAATTCTTGTAATGCGATTGTAAAGGCGGGTTTTAGTGCTTGTGGTAATTTACTATCTTTGTTTATCTCTTGCGTGGACTTATATAATAGTGGTGTTTTATTGAATACACCCTTTTTAGCAACAAAGAATTTACCATCGCTGGGGTCTGTACCAGCAAATATAGCGGGAGCACCATCCCACTTGACTGTCATGTTTACAGATGAACGAGAACTTCCCGACAGCATATCTCTTAATGACTGTAGGAAATTAATTGCACCACGAGCACCACCTATCCCGAAATTAAGAATTTCGTCTTCTAGGTGTTCAAGATGAAGGTTCTTGCCTTGTGCATCTTCGTTTAGATATGATAAAAATCCGACCATTAATTACTTCTTCCATAAACATTGTGTTTCTCACTATTTATAAAAAACCAGCTAGGCGTTTTCTGGCTCGGATTTATTTTTATCGCTTTTTGCTTTAGAAAGGCCTTTAGGTTTTTTGAGGGCCCTTAACTCAGCACGAACTGTCTTGAGTTCTTCCTTGACTTTTAATTTTTCTTTTATCTCGTGGTCTAGGCCAATCTTTTTTTCTTCATAGCTCTTTAAAAGTATCTGTACATTAGCATTCGCTTTAACCAACTGGTCACGCAAGGCGACTCTTGCCGCTTCAGCAACTGCAAAGTTTCTTTCTAGTAGTTTCATTTGAGCAAAGACTTTCCATTTTTCAATGTAATCTAACTCTAATGCGTGGGATAATGCTTTGACTGTTTCAGCATCGATATCTTCATCATATAAGTTATCAAATTCATCCATTAATTTTGGATTTACAACTTGCTCTTTTAAGTTTAATTCTTCGGGTGGTTTAACTACGAATTCCGCACCGTCAAGAATCTTTTTTATTTCCGTCATAATTTACCTCATAATTAAAAAAGGGGACTCATCGTCCCCATTATTTATACAACTTTTATGTAACTATTCGCAATTGAATACTCCATTGCCGTCATTATTACATGTAATAGGGGTTCCTAAATCAGTTCCAAATTGCTTGATTGTTGCGTTAAAATCTGCAAGAATCTGAGCAAAGTTAGTATCACTACCAGCAGTATAAGTTAACCAATCTTCATTGGTTTCATGAATACTTACCATACCTTGAATACCTAAAGTTTCAGCTGCATCAACACCATACTGACCCATAGTGAGTATATTATTCATGCCAACTGTAGAAACAGTACCAACGGTAGTTAATCCTGTGGTAGCAATACTATCAACTGTAGTAAAACCAGTTGTAGCAATACTATCAGCAGTATCTAACCCAGCGAGACCAAGTGTAACAGTTTGGTTACCAGCGGTATTCAATGCACCAAATCCAGCGAGAGCAACATCAACTGTTGCCTGTCCACCAGCAGCTGCAACATCAGCCCATTGTCCACCCATGTTACTAATCATGGTTTGTTGACCTAATTGGATATCCGCGTTTGCCTGCATGGAAGCCATTTGAACTTCAGCAGCCTTGTTAGCAGCGTTCTTAGCAACATTTGCTTGAACAATACCCAACCCCAGAGTTCCGATAGTTGGTGTCAAAACTTGCGCCCATTTAAGAGCAGAAGATTCGACATATTGCGGAACTATTGTGTCTTCATTTGATAGTGCGATTGCCATAACAGCTGCGGATGCAGCCTGACCATCACCACTAGATGCGACTTGAGCGAGAGCTCGATATCGTGCTTCAGACACTTTCGCTTTCGCTTCTGCTGCCCTTTGCACGGCTTCATAGTAATTACCACCAGAGGCTGAAGCACACCCTACATTTACTACTGAAATCAAAAAGATTGCAGTAATCATTTTATACCATTTCATAACAATGTCCTCTTTTCGGTTATGAATTGAGCGTGTCATATTGACACTTACATATTTATGTTGAAATAGCAATGCGTAGAGTGGTAATATTCACAATTAGGAACCGTCTGTGATAGAACCTAATTTCTTTTTGACTCGTTTCATACTGTCACGGACAGCGACAGACTTCTTGTCCTTCTTTCCATAGTCATCGGCAAGTTTAGATGTTGGATTAGCATCAGCAATTTTAGATAAGACATCCTTGAATCCACCATCGGGTTTCACCCTGTCACCAACCCCACCAAAATTTAAAGCTGGTGCGGATGGTACTTGTCTGAAATGAGGATTCTTTTCCATCATCTTTTCTTTGGCATCTATCTTCATCATGACTTCAAAGATTTCGCCTGTTTCTGTATTTTCTATTTCGTAAATTGGCACTAAAAACCTCCTCTATAATGGGTCAATAAACCTATGAGAAGAAGTGCGGTACTGATAACATTCATGATGATAATCGCTCTATCTTTCCATAGTATTCCAACATATGTCCAACCAATCATACCAACAAACCCAAACCACATATCATATATGCGTGGATAATCTGCAGCTCTAATTGTAAGTGCTATTAGTATTAATATAGATGAAAACCATTTAATATACCAACTAAGGTCATATTTTGGTGTAGCAGATTTAAATATGCGATTAGAGTTTTCAAGTTCTTCAGGCGCAAACTTGGGATTCGTCAACTCATCCTCCTCTTTCTGTTCTCCTAGAAAAAGTTCTAGTTGTCTATATTCTCGTTCATCACTCATCTTTGGGCATATATAATTGTTGTTCTACTTTGGGCATACCAAGAACTTCTCTTGCACAGTCCCTTACTTCTGCTGTGACCGCGAAGCCAAATCCTTCTGGGTCTAACAATCTATATATGAACTTATAGGCATCCAATATGTTTTGAGCCATAGGTTCTTTATCATCCGACCAACTACTTATCTCTTCTGAGATTTCTTTCAGTATTGTATCACTCATAAATTCATCCTGTATATAAAAAAGTTGAGGGGCGTTTTCATTCCCCTCGCGGATGTTCGGTCATCAACCTATACAGACTTTAGCAGGCATCCTGTATTCGCCTTAAAACTATGAAGCGTTTTTAAGTTTTTCCTCTTCCCACTCCAAGTCATCAAGTTCATACTCAAAATCATCTTTCTTATTTTCAGCATCCCTTTTCATGTCTTCAAATGGTTCTACCAAATTGTACATGGCAGATTCCAGATTGTTAACTGCCTCACGAACTTCGTCAATTTTCCATTCAAGTTCTTTTTTCAGTTCTTGACTTTTTTCGAGACTTAACTTCTGTCCCAATGTATCGGCAATCCCTTCAACAGCAAG